CAACCACAAGAGACAGTTCCAGAACAACCACAAGAGACAGTTCCAGAACAACCACAAGAGACAGTTCCAGAACAACCACAAGAGACAGTTCCAGAACAACCACAAGAGACAGTTCCAGAACAAGCACAAGAGACAATTGATGTATTTGAATTTTCAAATGATGAAAATGAATCTGCATTCGAAGAAGATAATTATAAACAATCTGAATTATTTGTATCAAATACTAATATGAATGATGCAACTAATAATATTACTAATAATATTACTAATAATATTTCAGATAGTACAACAATTAAAATAGAAAATAATAACGATGAAGTTAAAATTACAACTGTTAAACTTAAACCAAAAAAAAATACATCTGCAAGTATTGGAAAGAATAGTGGAATTATAAATTCTCGTAAAGAAGAACAAAAGCCAGTTAAAAAATCACATAAGAAACATTAATTATTTTCACTTTTTAGAAAAATTGATAATTTGATTAAAAAAATTGAATAATAGATAGTTTATTTATATACGATACTTATATATTATATTTATAATCATGTCTATCACATTTATTACTAATGATGAAGAATTTGTAAACCAACATATGGATAATGATGAAGTAGATGATATTGATTATGGTATAGAGCAACAAAATCTTGCAATTATATATGATGAAGATAAACCAATATTAGATGATGAATTAATTAATCCATTTTTTGTTGGAATTAATGGTGGTAATTTAAAATCAATATCATGGGGAGATATTCACCGCAATTATAATTCGGTGATTATTTTAACTTTATCTTCAATTAATAATAATTATAAATTAGATAAATTATTTAAATATACAATAAAAAAGGATGAATTAAAAGAGATATCTAATGTAACGTTTTTTCGAACTGGATTAAATATTCTTCATAATAAAGATCATTTTTATAAAACAAATATTGTTAGTAAATCAGATTTAAATGAATTATTTCCGACATCAAATTTTAATGAATCTGAATTAGTATTATCTATTTTTGAGATGGATGAAGAAAATACACGTAAATATTGTAATATGTATAAATCAGTAAATGATATCAATGATATTTCAAATAAAATAGATATATATAAATATTACCTTGGAAATAAAAAAAATATAAATAATTTAAATTTATCTGATATTTTTAAAAATCTTAAAGATAATGAATATTGGACAAATGTTAATAATTTACAAATTAATATGACACACACTTTTGTCGATCGTGAATTTAATAATCAACGAACAACAAAAAATAGTACTTTTAAAGTAGTATCTATACGTAAAGAAAATGAAGTAAATTATAAGACAATTAAAAAAGGATCTTCAGAATATCCAATTGGAGAACAAGCTGACAGAATTATTGAAAAACAATATACAACAATTAAAAGTAATTTTGTGGACCCGTCTGCTGTTATTCGGAAAGGAAAAAATGGTAAAAAACGGACTTTTTATAGTTCATCAAATAATCAATTATCATCCGAATATATAACACAATTATTTAACAATTTAACAAATGAAAAATTAAGATATGATTTATTGAATAATTGTATAGTATCTAAAGATTATTGTCATTTAATTTTAAATAATAAACAAATTTTAGAACAATCTAAATCAATTTTTAATAAATATCCTCATGTATTTAAATATACTATAGGCTATGCATGGTTAACATTTTATCTTGAAGAATGTCTTGCTCGTAGTAAAACGCAAAAACACAATAGATTCATTTTTGATATTCATACTGCATCAAACTTACCAGTATTTCCACACATCTATACAGATATTAAACAAAATCCATATATAACTATTTTAACGGATGATATTGAAATATCACAACAAAATATCTTTGGACTAACATTTAAAGAAGATTATGATGGATATGGTGTAGCTGATTTAGATACATTTAAAAAACGTTTTAATATGTTTACATCAGGTAATCCAGATATAAATCCGCTTGCAGGTTTAGATTGGTCAAAATTTGCTGTTTCTGGTTCTACTATTCCAGCTTGTTTACAAAAACGTTCACTATTATTAGATACACATGTTAAATTATGCAATGGTGATGAAACTGAAGGATTTAAACGATTTGTTAAAAAATATTATGGTTCATCTGATATTGATTTAATGTCAAATGAAACAAATATTTTAGAATTTTTACAGAGTGTAAATAATGTAAATAATTTATTAAAAATAAATTTAGATGCAAATGATAAAGATATGAAATATGAAATTGTTAAAAATTTTGCAATATCAATTACTAAATATTTCTTTGAAGATTATCTTAATGATTTTAATACAACTTATGGTTTTAATAAAACGATTGATGAATTTAAAAAAATGACAGATGATATGATTTTTAAATTATATTTATATCAAAAATATATCGAAATAAAAAATATTATTACTAAAAAATTAATTAGTACCGAAAATATTAAAAATAAATTTGTAAATGAATATTTTATACCAAATAATTACGAAAATATGAATATATATATTGTAGATTCTGATAATTATGATAATTATCACTTACAAGACACTGAAGTAATTTATTATAGAAATGATTTTGGTAAGAATTTATCTCAGAAAGAAAATAAAATGGTTATAAAATTTTCTGAGAATGTAAGATTTAAATTATTCTGTAAAGATACAAAGATTGAAATGTTTAGAATAAAGGATAAAGATTTTTTCGGAACAGTCGCTCGATTTCATTTTCCGTGTGTTCGTGCATATTATCAAGGCGATAATGTATTTATGTTACCATCTTGTATAACTGCAATGATGACAGGATTAAATATAGAATATAAATATTTTGCAGGAATTCGTAATCCAGTTGATATTATTAATAAATATATGGAACGAGGATTTGGTGTTTTACTAAATAAATTTGAAATCAATCTTATGATTGAATATAATAAAAATTTAGATGATACGAATCAACTTAAATATAAATCAGATTCAGATAAAGATATTCTGTTTGGTAAGAAAAATATAAAAAATAGAATTTATAATATTGAAAATAATAATTTAGAACTGGGAAAATTAATTGAGAATAATGACGATTTACAAAAATATTATCAAACTTTTCAAAAGAATTCTTGTGTAAATTGTCTCAAGATGACAACAATAAATAAAAATGGAGATATAAATAAATTCCAACCATCATATGTTCAATTATGTTATGATGAAATGAATTAAATTTTATTTAAGAATAATTTATTAAAGTTTACTAAAAAATTTATATATTCCTACATACTTTTTGTAAAAGATTAGACTTTAATAAAAAGTAGATTAAAAACTGTATTTTCTAAAGAAAATATAAATTTTTACATACTTTTTGTAAAAACGTCTATCGACTTTTAAATAAGAGTAGATTGGAATAAATTTATTTATTCCTACATACTTTTTGTAAACGTTTTCTTACACACTATACAAGTATAAAATATAGTTGCAGGTTCATCAATACATCTTGTTTGTGTAATATAATAGATATGTTTGCGTTCTCCACAACGGGCACATTTAAACTCATCGGTAGTATTTACTTTAGATAGGGTATCATCACGAAGATTATTTTTATCAATAATAGATTTCCATCTATCTGGATGTAATTGGTACATATTTAAAAATGCTATAATTTGACCAGAAATCTTTGAACTTAATATATCATTTATCAAAGTTTTATTTTCTATTTGTTTATTATTTTTATCTAAATTTAATAAAATATTCTGTAATTTATCATTATAAGTTAATTCAAAAAAATGACGAGGGTATCCATTTACATTAACATAGTTTAATGCAAACTCGAATATTCCTCTTTCTATTTCTTCGGATATTGAATAACAATTTATAATCTCATCTATTTTTTTTATAATTTCTGTTCTATTAATATTTTCTTGAGCATATTTAACAAAATTTATTGGTAATAATAAAGAATTTTCCATAATAAAATCAAAACCTTTTAAATATTCTCTTTCATATGAAAAATTATGAATATTTAATTCTTTATATTTATCCGTCATATTTATGTTAACTTTAATATATAATTATTGTTTAAATATTATTCTTTCAATTTTTATAGAAAAAAAAGTGAAAATTTAAGATATAAAATAACATTAATATATAAATATATTAAAATCAATATAATGATGCAAAATTCTAATATATATGAATCAACTGATTTTACTTTATTAAAGCAAAATATAGATATAATAAATCAACAAATAAAAACTAAAACTAATGAATTATTTAAACCGACTTTTGATTTAAAAATAATAATATATGATATTATTTTAAATTATATTAAAAAAAATAAGAGAAAGATATATGGAGGTTATGCAATAAATCAATTAATTTTATCTAAAAATAAAGATGATGGGTTTTATGAAAAAAATGATTTACCAGATATAGATTTTTATTCACCAGATCCAAATTCAGATATTATAAATATATGTAATTTATTATATGATGCTGGATTTACTAGAGTAAATGGAAAAGAAGCTAAACATAAAAATACATATAGTATATTTGTTGATTTTGATTTGTATTGTGATATTACATATGTTCCAAAATATATATATAATAATATTAAATTCTATAGAATAAATAATATAAATTATGTACATCCAGATTTTATTACTATTGATTATCTTAGAATTATAACAGACCCAATTAGCAGTTATTGGCGATTAGAAAAATCATTAAAAAGACTAATTAAATTGCATGAATATTATCCATTACCTATATTAAAAGATAATATTAGTTTGACATCTACCGAAAATGATAAATATATTAATGATGCAATACAAATAATTATAGAAAATACATCTGATAAAAATATTATAATTGGATTTGTAGCTTATAATTATTTTTTAGAACAAATAAATAATAATAAAATAAATATACCCTTTGTAGAAATTATTTCAAAAAATCTAATAGAAGATACTACAACTTTATTAAATATATTAAAAAAAAAATTTATAGGAAACGATATTTATCATGCAGAATATTTTCCATTTTTTCACTATCTTGGTAATTCAGTTGAAATATATTTAAATGATGATTTAATTTGTATAATTTATGATTATGATAAAAGATGTTATCCATATCAAATAATAAATTATAATAATAAAGATATTAAAATTGGTTCATTTTCATTAATATTATTATATTCTATGATAAATGATTTTCGTTTTAAAGTCGCTGCAGATAAAAATATACAACATTTATATAAAATTATGTCATCACAATTAATACAAATGAGAAATTATTATTTTAAAACAACAAAAACAAATATATTTTCAGATACACTTTTCAAAGATTTTATAATTGATTGTATTGGTCCAGATATTAATCCAGATCATGAAATATTATTAAAATATGAAAAACGAAGATTAAATAATAAACCAATATTATATATTTACGACCCATCAAGACAACGAAAAGAACAAAAAGATAAAAATTTCTTTTTTCAAAATATATCAGGTAATCAAATAAAAAATATTAAACATATGAGATTAAACAAAAATAATTTAAATAAAATTGAGTTAGATTATGAATCAAATGATGATGCGGATGATGCAGATGATGCGGATGATGTAGATGATGCGGATGATGTAGATGATGTAGATGATGCGGATGATGCGAATGATATTGAATAAAAAATGAATTATATTTATTTAAATAAATATGATATGATATTTAATATATTATATCAATGACACTTGTAATAAATCAGTATGAAAAATATATATTAAATGAAAAAAATAAATTTATTACATCATCATTTATAGAGAAAACATTACAAAAATATAAAATTGAACATAAAGTAAAAAATATAGAAAATTTTAAATTAGCATTCATACATATATCTTATTTAAAAAATCAACAATTAACAGAAAAATTTGTTAAATTATTAAAAGAAATACAACCTATTGATAAAAATTTAACAAAAAATATTATACCGCTTCAAGATAATTCATATGAAGTTCTTGAATTTTTAGGTGATGCTATAATACATGCAGTTATTGCAGAATATCTTTTTAGAAGATATCCAGATAAAGATCAAGGATTTTTAACAACATTAAGAACTAGAATAGAGAAAGGAGAAACATTAAATAAATTTAGTCGTACATTAGGTTTTCATGAATATGCTATAATATCTAGAAATATAGAACTTGCTGGAGGACGTAGTAATAATATTAATATTATGGAAGATATATTTGAAGCGTTTATTGGAGCATTAAAGTTAGAAACAAATTTTGAAACATGTCAAAAATTTATTATTAATTTAATTGATTCAGAAGTAGATTTTGCAGAATTAATAACAAATAATGATAATTATAAACAATTATTAATGGAATATTATCATGGTATTGGTTATAGAACAACACCGACTTATCATTTAATAAAAACAATTGAAGATAAACCAAAAAAATTTAGTATGTTAGTAAAAAGTCCTGAAAATAAAGACCTCGGGATTGGTACATCAACATCAAAAACTCAAGCCGCGCAATTAGCAGCAAAAGAAGCTTTAATAAAATTAGGAAAAATAAATAATGTAAATAATAGTGAAAGTGATGATGAATATTATGATATTGAAATGAAATAATTAGTTAATTTATACATTTACACCTTTATATTCTAAAATATTAATAATTAAAATAGTTAACCAAATTAATGCTGGAAATCCATATGATAATAATGGATATGGTATAAATGTTGCAAAGTATCCTAATACAGTTAATATTAACATAACTAAAATATATACCGTATTGCTTTTTGCATAATGACTGTTTTTAACTTGTCCGCCTAGATAACATATAATACAAAAAACTGTTAGTATTAAAAATATTGTTTCAAACATTTATATAATATTATTTAGAAAATATTTACTATTATATAATATATATATGGCATATCAAAAAAATCGTGAAAAATATATTGATTTAAAATTTAATGGTAGATTATTTCCAACATGGGTTTTAGCAAATTTCCCAAAATTTAAATTACCAGAAATTATTCAAGATGAAAGTTATGATGCATGTTCAATAAAAGAAGCAGACAGATTAAGAGAATATCAAATATTTATTGGAAAATATTTAGATTATAATAGTCCTTATCGCGATATATTAATTTATCATGGTTTAGGTTCTGGTAAAACTGCTTCAACTATTAATTTATATAATGTTTTATATAATTCAACTCCTGGTTGGAATGTTTTTCTATTATTAAAAGCTACTCTTAGGGCTGGATGGATTAAAGAATTAGAAACATGGTTGCAAAAAGAAGATAAACAATATAGATTAGATAATATTAAATTTATATCATATGATGCTCCGAATGCGGATAAATCATTTATGGATGCTGTAAAAAATGCAGATACATCAAAAAAAAACTTATATGTAATTGAAGAAGCACATATTTTTATAGGTAACGTATATTCAAATATCAGTTCAGGCACAGGTAAAAGAGCGCAAACAATTTATGATTATATTGTTCAAGATAAGCGCGAAAATGAAGGTGTACGTGTTGTATTATTAACAGCTACACCAACAGTTAACAAATCATATGAATTGGCATTAATATTTAATTTATTAAGACCTGGCTCATTTCCAAAATCAGAAGCGCAATTTAATCAATATTATATTTCAACTAGTGGCGGTGGATTAGAAATTCTTAATCCACTAAGAAAAAATAATTTTCAAAGACGTATTCTTGGATTAGTATCTTATTATATTGGTGCAACTCCTGATTTTTTTGCTAAAAAAACTATAACATATGTTGATGTACCTATGGCAAAATATCAAGACGAAATTTATGAATATTTTGAACAATTAGAAGATTCTATATCTAAAAAAAGTAAACAGCGCTCACAAACATATATGTCATATACTCGTCAATCATGTAATTTTGTATTTCCTGCAATGGCTCAGGGATTAACTGGTGAAAATCGCCCAAGACCGCGAAATTTTAAAATATCTGATAAATTAGATAAAGGTGAATTAGATATTGATAAAAATGATGAACAATATTATGATGTATCAGATTATTTAAATCAAGTTAATAAATTTATTACAACTTTTGATTCATATTTAAGTACTCGAATGTTTAATGATAAAGATAAAAAATATACTATTATTGATGATATTAAAAAAATAAGAGAAACTTATAATCATAATGTAACTGAATTTTATAATAAAGAAAAACAAAAATCTACTTTATTTGAAGCATTATATGCATGTTCTGCCAAATTTTTAATAGTGATTATAAATATTTTAAGATCATCTGGACCTGTATTAGTTTATTCGAATTATGTACTTATGGAAGGTTTAGAAATATTTAAGATGTATCTAAAATATTTTGGATTTTCATCATTCAAAGATATAAATACAGGTACTCCTGGATTTAGATATATTGAATATCATGGTGGTATTGATAAAGAAGAACGTTTTAGAAATGTAGAACAATTTAATGTCATTGAAAATAAAGATGGTAATGTTGTAAAAATAATTATGATTTCACCAGCAGGTGCTGAAGGTTTATCTTTAAAAAATACTCGCCAAGTACATATAATTGAACCATATTGGCATGAAGTAAGAATAAAACAAATGATTGGTCGCGCTATTCGTTTGTGTTCACACAGAGATTTACCAAAAGCAGAACGTCATGTAGAAGTATTTAGATATAAATCTGTTAGAAGTGTTTTAAATAAAAAAATTACAACAGACCAACTAATTGAAAGTATTGCACGTAGTAAAGAAGGTTTACTCCAATCATTTGAAGATGCTATTAAAGAATCTGCGATTGATTGTGAATTATATAAAGCACATAATTTATTAACAAATGATTATAAATGTTTTAAATTTGATGAAAAATTATTATTTGATGAACAAATAGGCCCTGCATATAAAGAAGATTTACATGATGATTTTAAAATGGATATTGGTAGTAATAGTATTAATTCAAAGACAATGAGAATTAAAGTTATAAAAATAAAAGCTGTAAAAATTTTATCAAAAGAAGATAATAATATTAAATATTCTCAAGAAAAAATTTATTGGTATAATCCAGAAACTAATGTTGTATATGATTACGATTTAAAATATCCGATTGGAAAAGTTGGAATTGCAGATGATAATATTCCATTAAAATTAACATCTGATGTATATATTATAGATAAAACTATTCCAATTCCTCATATTGATTCTAAATAAATAAATTAATTTATATATATTATTTTATCTATAATTTTTATTTGTTTCTCTATTAACTCAATAAATAAATATTATAAATAAATATTTTATCTATAATTTTTATTTGTATTTAATTGATTCTCACATACACCTAATTCAAATTCCATTGACATTTGTACATCTGTTCCAAATTGAGAATAAAAATTAGAATTAGGATTTGTACCATTCACATCTGCAACTGGCATTGGCTCAGGTGTATCGCTAGAATTCTGTTGTCTTAATAATGTAAAAAATATTAAATTAGTTTCAACTGGTAATGGATATCCAAATTGTGTATGATAACTCATTTGTATATTACGTGATGTTTGTTCAGATGTTGGTTGATTTGGTAATTGTTGTGATGGTAGTGGAGGAATAAATATTTCGATTGTCATTTTTGATAAATTTTTTAAATCATCATCGTAAAATATTTTTATAGGTTGGGTTGCCATCCATAAATCACTTATTGCGTCATAATAATTTGAATCTCTATATAATATAAAGCAATTATTTTTAATATTGTCATTTGTAGAATAAAAATTATCATTTGCAATCTCTTTTATTCTCATTATTAAATATCTGTAATTACCAAGAATTGTTGTTTTAGTATTTGGGTTTGTAATTGAAGGTGTAAATTTAGTATAATATACTGTACTACCTGAAATGTTATATTCGTATACAATTGTTCTTGGTAACATTAAATATTTTAATTTTATATATTTAACATTTCTAAATGGTACATCAATACGTGGATTAGGAACACCACTATATGATACACTTGTAAAATTTAATACTGATTGCTTATTTTGATTAATATAATTTGATTGTGTTATAGTTGATGATCCTGCACCACCAATTGATAATACAAATTGATATGGATTAGGAAATGTAATTAAATCTCTATCCATACTATCAACATGAATAGTATATTCGGTTATCATTTCATTCACAATATTATCACCAAAATTATTATGTAATGCATTACTATAATTTTTTGTATCTCTTTGTGGTATTAATGTGGTTGCTTTGTTAAATGCCTGATTAAAATTTGTCCCATCGTTTCTATTTCTATTAAAACTGTTAACAGTATATTCAGATGGATTTCTAAAATTTGTGAAATTATTCAAACTCATTATATAATAGAAATATAATAATATTTTATTTATTTTACGAACTAATACCTGTGTTAAGTAAATATTTTTATTATAATTTATAATAAATATAGATGGATGATATTGTAAATATAATTTATTCTGAAAAAAATTTATCTAAATTAAGTGAAAAATTTACATCATTTTTTGATGATATAGGTGATTCACAAAATGCACAAAATGCATGTAAAACATGGTTAAGAAAAAAAATGACTAATATAATTGACCAAAATAAAAATAATCTTAGAGGTAATAAAAAAGATGTTATTAAAAAATTAAATTCTGATTGTTTAAAAACTGCAGTTAATGAATATAGATCTCATCAGACTTCAAAAACTACTGGGCAAAATTTAAATAATTATAGAATGCAACGTGAAAAAGATGTACATGGTAATAGAAAAGTACGTGTTGAAAAAAGACCAAAATATAGAGAAGAAAATAATTTGGGTACTCTTGCAGATACTGGTGGATATGCAAATTTTTCTCAATTAAATGCACCTGAAGGAGAATTTATTGGAGCAGATGGTACATTAGGCAAGAAAATGTTTTTTGGTAATATAAATGATATGATGCAAAATGATAATAAAAAAGCAGCATCCGACGAATTAGAACGTAGAATGATGATGAGAAAATCAGATTATGATGGTGGTATGGAGATGGGAAATATGGGTGGTATGGGACGAATGAACGAGATGGGTGGTATGGGACGAATGAACGAAATGGGTGGTATGGGACGAATGAACGAGATGGGTGGTATGGGTGGAAATAATATGGATAATTTTAATCCAACAATGTATAATCCAAATTTAGGTCAAAATAAAAGACCTCAAGAAATAAATTTTAGATTGGATGGTTCCGATTCTAGATATGATATGCAACAAAATCAAAATATGAATGGTATGGATCAATTAAATACTATGGGATTTGATGGAATGAATATGAATGGTATGAATCAAATGGATTTTAATCAAATGGGTATGTTTAATCAATATGGTATGGACCAGCCAAATATGAATCAAATGGGAATGAATAATATGAATCAAATGGGTATGCAAAATATGAATCAAATGGGAATGAATAACATGAATCAAATGGGAATGAATAACATGAATCAAATGGGAATGAATAACATGAATCAAATGGGTATGAATAATATGAATCAAATGGAAATGCAAAATATGAATGATTCTAGTAGACAATACGATAATCGTACAAAAAAAACGAATAATCAAAATTTTTCTATGGGTGGAAAAAATGGAACAAATGAAAATCTAGCAAATAAAGTTAATCAAATGAGAAATCATATTGCAACAAATATTGGATTGGACCCACAAGCATTATTACATATGTCGTCAGAAGATATCGAAGCTCATATTAAGAAACAAGCTAAAAAACCAAATAAATATGAATCAGAACCAGTTGAGTCATCTGATTCGGATAACAATAATTCTGAGGATGAAAAAGAAGATAAAAAAGCTAGATTATTAAAAATGTTAATTGATATGAAAAAGAATAATTCAAATAAAACTAAAGGATTAAAAAAAGCTGTTGAAAAATATAAAAAGAAAAATAAAAAAGATTCATCTTCAGAATCGGAAGAATCATCTGAAGAACAATCTGATGAGTCAGTTGATGAAAAACCAACAACTAAATCAAGAACTAAATCCGCAACAAAATCATCAAGCAAACCAGATAAAACTAAAAAAAATGTTAAATTTGCTGAAAAATTAGAAGAACATCAATCAGATAAATCAGATGATTCAACTGATTCTGAGATAAAAAATTCATCAAAAACAAAAAAACCAAACATTAAAAAAGAACAAACTACAAAAACAAAAAGAGAAAAATGCAACATTAAAATTTCTCCAGATGAATCGTCTGATGGTAAGGATTTAGATCCTAAATATTATTCAGATTTTATGATTGATTTAAAACAAAAATTTGATAGAAATTATACTAATTTATCAAATATATCATTAAAGATTAAAAAATTAGAATCAATACAACCAGAAATTACAGAATCATGTAATAAATTAAATATTATTATAGGTAATGAAACTAAAAAAATAGAATTAGACGATGGATTCTATTCATTAGATGATTTAGTTGAAGGTATTAGTGAAAATTTAGAGGATGTAAATATTGTATGTAAAAGAGATAAAAAAGGTAGAGTTATTATTGAAAATACTGAAAGTGATGATTTTATAATTGATTGTTCTGAAGAATCTTTTGGTAAATATTTAGGTTTTACTGAAGATAGATATGAAAATTCATCAAAATATATATCAGAGGAATCATCAATGTTATTAAATGATTCAATATATATTTACTTTCCAAATATTATTCCAGATAAACCATTTTGTAAAATTGATAATGAAAAAAATATTAAATTATTGTATCCTAAACAAACAATTGAAGAAATTGATTGTTTAATAATTCAAATAAAAAATTCAGAAACTGATGAAGAAATTAATTTTCATAATTTTACCAATAAATTTGAATTTGAATTAACATTTGAATGCGATAAAGAATAAAAAAATAAAAATTGAATCAAAATATAATTTAAAAAAATAAACATTATATAATATTACTATTAGATATATGATGTTACCTGATGATAAAATGAAAGTAATCGATATTATATTAGATATGTATCCAGATTTAAAAAAAAATAAAGCTGATATTATAAATGTTGTTTTTGGTAAATTAGTTACACCTTATAAATATATATTTACTAAAATAATTATTGATGATAAAGAATATTATATTGATCCTGATTTAGCTATTTATGATAAAAATCTAAATTTTGAAGGTTTTATTAAAGATAAAAAACTATATATGATAAATATTATTAATGCCCAAATTGAAATTGATAAAAATAATAATCAATTAAATAATAATAGTTAATTAAATAATAATAGTTAATTAAATAATAAATAAAATATAATAATTCATTTAGTTAATAAATATATTTTTTTCTTTTTTTTTATTATATGACAGAACAGCAAAATGTATGTTTAAATATTGATAGATTAGAAGATATTAGTACAGATGATGTTAAAGCTACCAAAAAACAAGAAACAACTTGTGCTCCTGGAGTAAAATTCGAAGCTGGTTCATGTATAACATTAGAAATTTTAGTTGAAATGGCTAAGGCATACAATATAAATAATAAAAATAAAATTATTTTAAGTTGTAAAACAGAAATATTACATCCAAATCGTTATAAAAAATATTTATTACGTGAAATAGATAAAAGATTTAAAAATATTTGCACAGACCAATTATGTTGGACACAACAAGATTTTATTAAAAAAATGGATGATGTTATGAGAGAACAATTAGAAAAATTTACTTTGCGTCCAGAAGGACCAGAAGGTAGATTTGAATGGTTAAATACTATAAATATAAATGAAGTTATGGAACAATATGAAAATATTTATAAAGATTTTAAATTTTTAGGAGCAGTACCAATGGATTTTCAAGAAATAAATCTTGATGGATTAGCAAATATTAATCTCGAAAAATTATATTCTCAAGGTAAAACTAAATTCGGTATAGTATTTAATCTTGATAATAGTTATCAATCAGGTTCTCATTGGGTTGCTGGATATTATGATATTAAAGATGGTAAAATATATTATTTTGATTCATATGGTACTAAACCTGAAAAAAGAGTTGCAAAATTAATGGAAAAATTTTATAAATTTTATAAATCAAAAAATTCAGATAAAAAATGTGATTTTAGACATAATCCAACCAGACATCAATATGGAAATTCTGAATGTGGTGTATATTCTATTAATTTTATTTTACAATTACTTGGTGGAAAATCTTTTGTTAATATAACTGAAAATAAATTAAAAGACGAAGAAGTAAATAAATTAAGAAAAAAAATATTTAGAAATGTTGATTTTTAGATGTTTAATTGTAAATATTTATTAGTAAGTATTTATTCTAATAACAATAATTCATTCAAATCCTCATATAATTTATTTAATGAATATGTTAATTTTTCTTTTCTTGAAATATTTTTTAATTTATCAATATTATTATTAATTAATTCGTATGCTTTTTCAGACAATTTTTTATTTTTTAATCTATCTAAAAATGTAAAAATTATTTTATTTCTTAACGGGTCTATATCATAATCTCTATCTCCCATTTTAGTAGTATCTACAAAGTTTAGGAATAATTCTTTATATTTTGGTACAGAACGTACAAATGTAATATAACTCCACATTTCTTCATATCTATGTTTAACAGAATCAAACCATTTTTTATCTCTATCAATTGTTTCACAATGAGATACTTTCAAATACCAATATATTATTCTATCTAATGAATAATTTGGATTTGTTTCACTTAATTTTGATAATTCAGATTCATACCATATCTTACATTCTTCAGGTGTCATCTCTATTTTTGGTGGATGTATAAATTTTGCACTTTCGTATACAACTTTTAAATAATCTGGATGTTTTCTCGACACAATCTTATCGGTTGGTAAGAGTTGAATAAGACATCCTTTTTCAAATGAAGTTGTTTTTGAACGAAATGGTTCTGATTTACATGTATCTTCAACAAACATATCCCAGTTTGAATATTCACATAATGTACATTGCCAAAAATCACATTCATCTAAATCACAACATTCTAATTGTAATTGTACTTGATCCCAATAATATATAGGACATATTTCTCCTTTTAATTCTCCAGTTTTTTTTATTTGTCTCATTAATGGTACTTTAATTTCAAGCATACGACCAATTAATTCTGTTAAATGTACGCCGTCATTTTTATATGATGTAACAATACCATCAGGAGATGCTCCTAAACAACCAATTACTGGATGTTCAACCATACCAAATTCATGTACTATTACATTCATTCTGTATTCATATATTAGTTTAGCAATATCTTCGTATTTTTTTCCATGATATGTTGCTTCATTGTTTTGAAATGTTTCTCTTACTTTTTTAACTATCATTCTATATGGTTGTTCATATTTATTTTCACCAATTACAACTCCTGCATCACTTGCCGTAATTTTACCATCACGTTGTGCAAACCATTCGGGTGAACGTTGTGTAGGATATTTTATTGAATTTAATTTTTCAAATTGTAATCGTCTTCTTATTATTTCTGGTTTTTTAATATCATCATCAACTTGAATATCATGTATCCATTGTGAACCAAATGGTCCAAATAAAGGATTTATATTATTGTGTCTAAATGGTAGAAATTTATTTTTATTAAATAATTTTATTAAATTATCATAATCATTGTTTGTTTTGTAATTTGTATCTATTATAAAATTATTTGAAATTAAATATGAATATCGTGTCAATGTTTTTATTATATCATCTTTATTTATTTTATATTCATTTGATATGTCAGTTGATATATTATTTATTATATTATCTAATTTTTCTTTTGTGGTAATGTTATCATAAATTTTGTTATATTTTATTAATTTATCTTTTATTTGATCCATATTTTCTATTATAATTAATATAATATCTGTATATTTATATATCATTTTATTTATCATTTAGTTTACTTTTATGATTTAGTTGACTGTTATTATTTAGTTGACTTTTATTATTATAATTAACTTGATTATAATTTTCTCAATTTTTTTTATTTAAGATATTAAAAAATAAGTTAACAAAAAAATAAGTTAACTAAAAAATAAGTTAACTAAATAATATATATAATATATTATATGGAAGAACAATTATCAAACCTTAAATTATCTGATGATATTAATAATATTACACCTGGTAGTAAAATAAAAGAAAAAAATTCAAGTACTGAATATACAGTTATTGGATATGATTATACTTTTACAAATTTAATTTGTATTGATTCTAATAATATTACACTAAAAAATTTTAACATTATAAATAAATATAATGTTCATGAAATTACTTATCAAAATAAACTTCCAAAACAAATAAGATTTTGTTTTGAATAAATTTTATATTCTTTTTACAGATTTATATATATAATATGTTGATAAATACTAAAAATCATTAAATGAATAACCATAATGTTGTATATCTGTATTATAAAAAATTTCAACCATTTTTTGTATTTCATCATCGTAAAAATATTTATATGTTTTGGGTAAGTTTTCATTAATTATATTGCGCGGAAAGTCCCCACAAAATGTGGTATTAATCTCGTTTTTTATTCCATGATGAATTGATGTATATCGATTAACATCTATTGTATATAAAGTTTCATCAAATAATTTTATTTGAAATGTCTCATTTTTATCTATTTTCACATATTTTGTTATTATATTTTCTTCTCCATCTATATATTGTGTGTGATAATGGAATTTATCATTATCATTAAAATAATCTATTTTATTATTTATAAGTTCTTTTAAATATTCTCTAAATGATAAATTATGAGAACTTTGTGCTCTATAAATAGATACTGCCCTAATATATGGGTTCA